CTTACATGCTTTCTATAACAGGGTTTCTACTTGAGTTCTCTGATATGAAAAAAGATATGACTATGAAAGAGCAAATGCTCTTCATTAACAAGATAGACTCAGAAGGCAAGCCAGTTGAAAAGAGTAAAGTAAGTGAAGAGCTTTCAGCACTAGTAAGACAACTAGGGGCTGGCGCCCCTATATCTCAGATGAATAAGAATGTAGCTTCTACGATAAGTAGCATCAAGTCCAACAATGAATTTGCTAAAAGAAAGATTGCTGGCGGCAATAGAGCTGCACTCGGAGAGTATCTCTCTGGGAAGAACAGGGGAACAATGGGAAAAAACTCCCGTAGGAATTTCTAATGGGCTTAGACTATAACGGCATACCAGAGTTCACTAGAGATAGAGATCTGTTTATAACATCCGTCAATGACAATCTTCTTTCTACTACTCCAGAAGAGGATACAAGAGCAAGTATTCAGGATAGAATCTTTGATGACCTAGCAAGAACTTTCCTAAAAGGAGAGGCTCTAAAGGAGGCTCTTGGTGATATGGATAAGGCTGGTTTTATACCAGTTGAAGTTAAGTCAAAAGTTATCTCTTCTATACAAAGGATTAACCCTGATGCCGATAGCTATAATGTAATTACATTTGGTCTATTTAAGGAAGCATGTGAATTTCTTCATAGCAGGTCAACTTCTTTAGATGAAGACTTCCTTGGTACGTACACTATTATAGATCCGGATCTTCAAGCTCAGACTGTTACATCTGTTCACAAGAATACAACTAAAGACTCTGGCGATGACTGGATATCTGATTTTCTTCTAGCAGGGTCAGCAGTCGCCGGTATTATGCTTACTGGTTACCTTAGCGACTTCTTTACATCCAATGCTCCTAAGACAACTGCACCAGATAATGAAGTTAAGCAATGGGGAGCTCAAGGTGTTATAATTGCGGTCGCTCTTCTTATTGAGCTTGGAGTTACTTATGCTGAGATGCTCAGTAAGTTTGGTGACTCAAATACTGTAGACTTAGAGACTCTTAATTCTTTTGCAGATCTAGAACATGACCCAGTTGGAAGAAATAAGATTTTATCAGATGCTGGTTATGACTACGAAGCATTAAGGAAAAATCAGAAATTCGATGATTATAATGCCATTAAAAACTACTCAATAGAGTATATAAAAAGGCAGCAAGAGCAACAAAAGTATCAACATTGGATCTCATGGCTTAATGTGGTTTCAAGTCAAGGGATCGTTAAGCATGGCTTAGCTATGGCTCCTGTCTTCTCGGAAAAATGGGCAAACTTTACAAGCGATTCATCTGTAGACCCCTCTACCCTAACAGAAGATGCTGATCTTTTTGAGTTAGCTGAAGACAAGGCTATATCTAAATTTAACAATGGATTGAAGAGCTACCTAAGCAGCGTTGTCTCAGTTAACAATGAGATGTATAATAGCACATACGCTACATATAACTTTCAACTTGATGAAAGAGTTTTATGCTGTATGATATACTTTCTTGGGCCACTTGATGTAGAAATGCTAAAGACTCTACTGAAGGTATTAAGGCTGGCATCATTTAGGTTTAGCTTAGATTTTAGACAGTTATTGGCATTTATGTTAGACAGCACACTGACTCCTATGCTTAATATGGCTGCAAGCTACGCAAGTAAATTAGTAAGTGAGCTATCTGATTTAATACTTAAGACATTCTTCTCTCTCCCAGAAAATGACCTTGAAGCTATGTTTAAGCTATGTATAGGTATTGATTGGTTATTTAAGATTATTGATGATCTGCTTGTGTATATAATTACAGCAATAGAAGAAATGCTTTCACAGTTAAGGTTAACCATCAAGGCTATAGTTGGAAAATCTATCGCACTAGACTCAATTGTAGTTGAGAGCAGATCTGCTCTAGTTATAGCATCAATGATTGATTCTATAATTACCAAAGTTGACCATGCCAATGAGGTATGTCAAACTAAAGTAGACGATAAGGACCTTCCTAATATCGATCCACATGAGGCAGCAGACATGGCGCTTGGATTTATTGCCGTAGAATTGCCCAGTTTATTCCCCGTATTGAATATGAGCGAAGAGAATAGCAGGAAATACTTTAGCAACGTTCCTGGTTTTAAAACAAAATCACTTGGGTTGCCTGTGCCTGGCACAGATTCAGAAGGAAAGCTACTTAGGCCATTGGAATTTAGTGATCCGCTAACGGACTGCGCAAATAATTCAGTTGCATCAGAGAGCATAGCATTAGGAAGAAAGTTGTCAGAGCTATTTAAAGCAATATAATAATATGGGTATTTTTGATTTTATAAAAGGTTTTAGGGGAAGCAATGAGGCTCGTGATAAGCAGATAGCAGATATTAGGCTCGCTATAGGCAAGATCAATAAGGAGGGGGAAAAGAACGCCGCCCTTAAGGAGATAGTAGGTGAAAGGAGAATGACTCTTCCTAAGCCTCTAATGTACTCCAGTCCCTCTAAATATGCTACCACGTCTAATGATGGCAAGCAATACCAAGGGCCCGTTCATGATCTAACAGAGATAGCTCTTGCTATGGATGTAGAGCCATACGTAAACCAATCAGTTAGAAAGCATAGAGAGCAAATTCTCAAAGAAGGCTACTCTATCGTAGGTGAAGACGATGAAATGGTTGAGTATGTAAACAGGAGATTGTTTGAGATATCGTTGATATCTGGTATATCCACTAATGAGTTTGTAAGAGAATTTTCTTACAATCTGGCGGCGTATGCTACTTCTCTTCTTGTTTTAAAGAGAGATAAGAATAAGAGCTCAGGAAGAAGGATTAAATGGCATGGAAAGATCCTGGATCCAATAGCTGCTATATATCCACTTGACCCTACATCAGTCAGCGTAAACCTCAATAAGTATGGCCATGCAACTCAATGGAAGCAGGTTGTAGAAAATAGTGCATCAAACGAGCGAGAGAGAACGTACTCTGCTAACGACGTCATCGTGGCTACAATAGACAAAAAGGCTGGATTTGTATTTGGCACACCGTATATCCTTCCTGTTCTTGATGACGTAAGGGCACTTAGAAGGCTTGAAGAACTTGCAGAGACTTCTGCTCGTAAGTATGCATATCCCTCGTCTCACTGGAAAGTCGGAACAGACGAGTTCCCTGCTCAAGAGTACGATGATGGTACAACTGAGATAGAATTACTTCAGCTTCAGGTTCAGAATATTACTCCAGAAGGAGGAATGGTCACTTCTCATAGGATAGAGCAGGAAGTAATAAACGAGAGCGCGGCCGTGTTTGATGTAGAAAAGTACATTAAATACTATGAGCAGCGTGTTCTCGGTGGCTTAAGACTTAGTCCTGTTGATATCGGCAGAGGAGACGTATCTAAGGCAAGCGCTGGCGCGGTGTCTCAATCATTGCAAGACTCCTCAAGAGACTTCCAAGCTATCATTCAGGATAGACTAACTAATGATCTTGTAATACCTTTGCTCCTTGAAGGTGGCTTTGATATTAAGCATGACAATATAGTTAGATTTGAGTTCCCCATGATAAATAGAGAAGAAGAAAGAGCTAAGCAGTCTCACGGCGCTGATCTATTTAATACCTCTGTAATTACCCGTACAGAGTTCAGGCAGGAGTACCTTGCTAAGAAAGAACTTGATGAAGACCAGATTAAGGACATTAAGTTAGACATGGATCACCAGAGAGCTAAAGAGCTTCAGGAGATGGGTGCAGCTGCTTCCCTTGAGCAATCCAAAGCAAGCAAGGCCGCATCTAATACTATTGGAAATAAGAATAGGCCTAAGAATCAAAACGGACAGAAGGAGGCCAAGACCATGATCACTGCTAATAACAGCATGTCTCAGGAGAGGGCTCTTCATAAAGATACGGTATCTAAGCAGCTCTCTAAGCATAAGGAGCTTATTGAGTATGACGACTTAGTTGTTACGGCTAATAATTTCTTCGATAACTTCCAGTCTATATGTATTGTAGACTCCAAGATTAATATAGTTAGCGCAATAAATGAAGGCATCAAGGACGCACTTTCTTATTCAGAGAAGGATTCATATAATATCCCTAAGAAGTCGGTAGATAGATTCTTCAAGAACTACATAGGAAAAAGCATCAAGTCGCTAACTGATGGCTCACTTAGGTACATCACTAATAGCTCTAAGATGAAAGAGAACCCAGTGGTCGGAATTAATGCTGTCTTTGACCAGCTAGAGGATGATCTTGGCTTCCTATGTGACAAGCAGATAGACATAGCTTACAGGTTCGGTTTCTCTAAGGCTCTAAGATCTTCTGGATACTCTGATTTTAAACTTTCCCCAGTGGAGGGTAAGTCATGTTCAAAGTGTTCTCTCGAGGGTGATTTAGATATATCACTTGAAACTAAGGACATGCCTTATCATGTTCTACTCGCAACTCATGACAATTGCTCATTTGTGCCTTACCTGTCTGAAGAATAAATATAAGTCGGAATATAATCAGGCTCCATATGGTCAATAAAAAAAAGGACTTAGAGCCTGAAGAGTACGAGAATGCCGAAGAGTTGCAATTCATAGAGAAAGTTAAGATTCGAAAGATCAAGAATACCAAAGAGTCTAAAAAGAAATTTTCCAAAGTAAACCCTAAGCTTAAAAAAGAACAAGATGGTACTACCTAAGTTTCGAATAATAGACAATCAGAATGTTAGCTTTAAGTCACTGAGGGCTGATGCATTAGAGTTATTTTCTGATGCAGCCAGTTCCAAGACTGAGAAACCAGTATTGTCTGTGTCCATAGACGCTACTCACTCAGGCAGACTCACTAATATGAGAGTTTATCCTGGGGCTAGAGTAAAGAGATCAATGAAGTCGTTCTTGGAGCCAGTTGGTAAGCCGGTTCTAAAGCATCACGATATGCACTCTGACCCAATCGGAAGAGTAACTGGAGCTAACTTTGTTCAGCTTAAGCAAGGCGATGACTTTAAATACGATTACCGTAATCCTGGAAAGGACACTGGATCAGGGTTCATTCAGCTCGATCTTAATATTATGGAGCAAGACTCCATAGAACAGTTTATAGATGGTAGAATCCAGCAATTCTCCACCAGTCAAGACTTTCAAGAAGTATTCTGCTCAGTATGTGGAGAGAATATCATGGATGAAATGTCTATATTCTGGAATGAACATGAGCATAAAGTAGGAGAGACCTACAGGGTAAAAATAGGTAAAAAGTCTAAGGACTACTTATGCTACCTTATTACAGGTGACCTCGATTACGTTGAGGTGTCTCCTGTAAACAGACCAGCCGATGAGCATACCAAGGTTAATAGCTTTGAGTTTATCGAGCCTAGTAAAGATTTTGACGTAGGTACGATGGAGTGCTTTAGTGACTCATCTGTCTCTGTCAATTCTATGACCTTATCTATGGGGTCTAACTCCGTAGTCAACTTACTTGCAGGATCACATGACTCTGCTAAAGATAGAAAAACCCTTACGGGGAAAACCATAGTAGCTGTATCTCCACTGTTTACAGACTTACTACAAGATCAACAGGAAGAAGAAGATATGACTAATACAATTGAGTCCGAAGACAATAAGGACGAAAACAAAGAAACAACTGATGATAGCGCGGCCAGCGCTACGTCAGAAGATAACTCAAACAATGATGGCGGTAGTAAGGAAGAGGAAGGTGTCATAGCCCCTGTTACCGAAGCTAAAGTCAATGCAAAGAGTGATCAAAGTGCCCTAAGTGATAAAGCTCTTACCGCTTCATTAGAAGCAGTAACGGATCAGCTTGAGACACTCAAAACTGAGAAGGCGGAAGCCGACTCGCAAATTACTCGTCTTGAAGCAAAGCTTCTTGAAAGGGACGAAGAGGTAGATAAAGCAAAAACCGCTGCGACAGATAGTCTTACAGAGACTAAATCTGCGCTTGCTGGTCAACTGCTTACCTCCAGACTCGTCCTTGGAAAAGAAGACGTCACTTCAATTAGTACAAAAGACGAATACGAAGCAAAGCTTATTAGCTTTACTGAGAGAAAACTTGATTCGCTCAAGGATTCTATTTCAGACCTGTCTCTTGAAGTAGCTACGGCTATGAAGAAGATGGGTGTTAAGAGTTCTGCCGACTTTGCTGCTGATATAATCGAAGACGACGTCACGAGCACTGCCACTGATTCAAAAGAATCATTCGTTGCTCCCAAGCCGAAGTCTAAAGACGAAGCACTCAATTCATACTTTAAAATTTAAAACAACCCCTAATTATAGGAGACTAAACTATGGCGTTTAGAACCCCGAGAGGATACGCGGTCAACAGACCTCCGTATCAAGAAATTCAAGAGGGCGTAAGACCGGAAGCCAGCGCGGTTCCCATGGAAGCATATACTGGACTAGCTCCAGTGCGCGTAGACAAGCTTCATGACGATCCCATCGTTATTGATGCTGGTACAATCGTTGGTATCGCTACTGGCGGAACTGCAGTAGGTAAGATCTTCCCGGCTCACGCCGTGACAGGTAATATTACAATGCACTTCCAGTCAAGTGATAATACTGACTGGGGCCTTCCTGCTGCCGATGTAACCGCTACGGCCGCTGCACTTACAGCTGGCCCTGTACTTCCATTGGGAGTAGTTACCCAACCGGTATACTCCTTCTTCTTACAATCCCAATATGAAAACTACACTAGAAACGTTAACGTTCCTATTGTAACAGATTACATGATTCAGGTTCCTGCAGTGAATGCAGACGAAAGAACTATCAATGCTGGTGATCTCGTTATGTGTAACGATGTTGCTCTCCTTGGAGAATATGGTCGCATTGGCGACCTTGCTAGCACTGCTAACCTTATTGGTAGATTTACCAAGTGGGACGGCACTGCTGCTTCAATGAGTAAGGTAATCGGACGCTGCTATCAGAACATCGCATTTGCCGATGGTACTGGTGGAGCTGGCACTGTTCTTAGTGCGGACACTACTCAGTCACTTACGACTGCTGGTGCTGCAGAATTCAAAGGCCTGGAGAGAGTGCAAACTGTCGACGGACTTGGCAACGCTGGTTCTGGAACTGCTGGTACACCTTCATGGTTGCGCAGCGCTCAGTCAGATGGCGATGGCACCTACTACGCTCTAACTATTCTGGTTAGACTTTAAAATAAAGGAGTAAAAAAAAATGACTAAATTAAGTAAACTTACTTCTGATGAGCTTGAAGTTTTCGACGAAAAGCAAAGAGATGTAGTAGTTAGAATGCAGGACGGTTTCGAATCTGCACTCGAAGATGTAAAGAGACAAGCTGTTGAGTCCGTAAAGGACGAGATTGGCATGGACACTTCTATTGTAGGCATGGACGAGAGACAACTTGCTTACCGCAAGGACTCCGTCAAGGTCAACAAGATGAAGGAACTATGGAAGTCTAACGGTGTAATCCCTGGCGCTGAAGAGCGCATGAGTGTTGGAGATATGATCGGCTTCGATCAGAACTACAGCAAAGGGCTTCGCGGTTCAGACAACTTCTCGACTGATCATCCCCTTCTGATCCCCCGCGTGATCAGTGAAGTGGTTAAAGAAGCTATTGAGCCCAACATTGTGCTCACTGGCTTACTTCAGAGAATTAATTATCAGCACGGTACGCAACTCACTTTCCCAAGTGTTGGTGCATTCAGTGCTGCTGATATCCCTGAAGGCGGCGAGTACCCAGAAAGAAGCCTCGACTTCGCTGGGCAAGTAGTCGCAACCATCGGTAAGAGTGGTCTTGCCGTCAAGATGACCGAAGAGATGATTCGTTACAGTCTTTACGACGTAATGAGCATGCATCTTCGTGCAGCTGGTAAAGCCCTTATTCGGCACAAGGAACAGAAGGTTGCAGACCTTATTATTGCTAACGCTGGTGGAACTAACACCGTGTTTGATAATACGTCGGCTTCTTATGCTTCTACAACTGGTCGTGATGCGGCTGGTGCCTATAACGGTACTCTTACTCTTGATGACCTCCATAAGGCGTACGCTACGTTCGTCGCTAGAGGCTTCACTCCTAACGCCCTTATTATGAACCCGTTCGCGTGGTCCATCTTTGCTGATGAAGCACTGATGCGCGCATTTGGTTTCCAGAATGGCGCTGGCATGTGGCAAGCTCTTCAAGGTGCTCCTGGCGCTGCTCCTCAATGGAGCAACGGCGGATTCGGCAATGGTCTTCTTCAGAACACCACTGTTGGAGATCCTCAGCAACTGGCTTCTACCCACACTTCGGTTCCAGGCTTATTCCCATACGCATTCCGTATTATAGTAAGCCCCTACATGCCGTACAGCGCAGCCAATAACACTACGGACATGATCCTTGCTAGTGTTGATGAGCTCGGCGTACTTGTTGTAGATGAGGAAGTAGTTGTGGATAGCTGGAATGATCCGGCTCGTGACATCATGAAGGTTAAGCTTCGTGAACGTTACGGTCTCGGCAGCATGAATAGTGGACAAGGTTCTGGCTTAATCAAAGGTGTAAGCCTTGATCGTAGCTTCGACTTTGCCCATAACATCCAAACTACTATTGCGACCACTGGTCTCACTAATAGTCTGACTGGTGATTCAAGCTTTGTTGCAGTAGTTTAATCTTAACTGATTAGAATATTTAAATAAAAACTAAGGGCCCTTGAGGACTCACCCCCTCGGGGGCCCTATTTACTTTAGGCAGTAGAAAAAAATGGCACGTAGAACAAATAAACAAATAGCAGCCGATAAGGCAGCTAGCAAAAAGACTGTTATTGTACCAAAGGCTGAAGCCCCAAAAAGTGAGATTCTTGGAGTTGTAAGTAGGTACGCTGGAACAGTTATATCGATCAACTTAAAAAAAGGAGCTTACTACGGAGTAGGCGATGTAGGCAAATGCAAGCTATGGCTTGACTCAGAGAACTGGACATGTAAAATACCAGACAATCTATCTGAGCAAGAAAGCATGCAGGTGCAGGGAGCTCTTGAGAGGAATACCATAGTAATTGGCAAGCATTATCTTCCTGCGCTCATAAAAGAAGAAGGAATCAGGGAGGAGTATGCAAAGCTAGTTAAGCTAGCAAGAACCATGACTCAGGATGTAAAGAAGCCTTTTATAGATCTAGTTAGAATGACTCAGGTAGGCAACTGGACTCCACTTGAGATCTATACTTACTGTCTAGATCAAGAGAGAACAACCAGAGGAAGGAGAGAGTGGATAGACTTTCTAAAGGAAGCTATTACTAACTATAATGGGCCTGACTTTCTTGTAGAAGACTTCGTTGATGATCCGGACAATTATGATATTGTCATTGATCCTAATGTGGGTATTGTAAAGGACAGCAGAGGAAACGTAAAAAAAGATGATCTTCATATTGAATACTCAGATCCGTCACTTGCAACAGCCTCTCCTCAGGTTGCAGCAGCAGCTCTAGACAAGTATCTTAACTAATGGCCGTACCTGCACTTTCAGTAAGTTCACCAGTAAATCTGGCGTCTGATTCTTTTTTAAATAAGACTCTAACAGCTACTTTTACTGCAGCACTAGATGCTACTACGATAAATAGTAACGCGGTGGTTTTATTGAATGTCGCAACTGAGGACATCATAGAGACAAGTATTTCATACAATACCGCAACGTTTACTATAAGTATCACTCCTCTAGGTGTTCTTGCTGAGGATACAGTATATAAGATAAGGTTTCCTGGAACAGATATAGCTATAGGAACGGGTTATGTACTTAAAGACAGTGCATCATCTGATCCTATAGCTGTTACTATTGATGTAACATTTACTACGGGAACCAAAATTTATATAGATGACTCGTCAATTGATAAAGACTCAACTGACTATTCTCTAGAGGGAGACCTAAATCTTCCTGTACACGTGAAGGCGCTTGGTGACTTTGTCGTATCTTCAACGACTCCCAAAGTTCACTCCTATGATGTAGCGTCTACTATTGACGGCTCAAATCGAGTTGCCATAGCTTTTAATAAGTCTCTATCTACGGGCTTATGCAGTACAGACTGGGTATCAGTTGATGCATATGGCATGTTAGATAGTAATGCATATATAGCAGTTGGCAGCACTCTCGGCACTGGAATCGTTGCGCCTATGACTGGAGTATCATGCTCTGGTGATACACTGTATCTTCATTTTAGCGGAGAGATGCCTAAGAACATAGGAGTCTCAGTAACGCTTGATAAGTCAATTACTGCTGAAGATGGTAGTGAGTTTGGCCCATCTGACTACGAGCTTACATTCACGATGGAAAGATACCCTAAGGTATCTGGTATACATGTAATAAAGAGAGAATTGAGCACGATAGCTGATACTCTTAATAATGACTACATCGCGGCCCTATTGCTTTCTAATACTATAAACCTAGTAGAGAAGATGAGTATAGATGTAAGTAGTATATCATGGACTCATCTCCAATGGGTTACTAATAAAACAATCGTTGATATACTTGACGATCAAGAACTAGAGAAAGCTATTGTTGCTGGAACTAGAAGACAGCTAGGAGACCTGAACGTTTCCATAGATCTTCCTCAGACAGAAGCAGCTAGACTTTCACTGAAGCATGCAAGAGCTCTTAAGAAGCTTGACATAGCCAATAAGACGCTCCTAGGTGCGCGTGGCTCTGCACTTCGGTACGATAGTACTAAAAACATTACAGACGTCGTAGATCGCCTGTGGCACGGTGTCGCAGGAAAACTAATAGATAATAGATGGTCTACATATCAGCCTAATATTCCTGCGAGTAACGTAGGGATGAGTAGGAAAGCAAAAGTTCCTCCTGGAACACAATGGTGGTAAAGAAGATGGCTAAAGAAAAACAACCCGAACCTGGCAAAGAATTACTGGAAAGAATGAGCAATACTCTTCCTGGTGCAACAGCAGAGATCAGAAAGCAAATGGCTGATCCTGGTCTGATGACATCCAAGGCTTACGTAGCTCCTAAGAATACAGTTAACCCTAAAGGGACTGACCTTCCTCCTGGAGTACCTGGTGCCTAAGAAGCTTGGCTTTATAGATCTAAAGAAAGAAATTAAGTTACTCTCTGAGTCTGTAGGATTCAGCTGGGTAGCTCTTCGTTCCGTAGATCTTAATAAGTCGACAAAAGAAGCGCAAGAAGCTCTGCCTCAGAACTACGATCAGAGCAATATCAACTACAGTAATATTGTCTCCAACTACTATTACGTAGATAAGCTCATCAAGGGATATCGTTACCTGGCTCAACCAGGGTTCGACTTTCAGGCACAGATAGGAACAATGAATACTAAAACTCAAGTCTATATAATAGAGCATGACAAGATGCCAAAGAATACAGACTTCATTTTAGAGCTTGAGTTAGATGAGGCAACTGGGCAGCCTAAGCAGCCTTTTTCTATTTCAAGAGTATTTGATATACAGGATGCTCAGCCAATGAGAGGTGGACAGCCAAAGACTACTACAGGTGGAATCGAATTCTGGAGATGCTACGTAGAAGAGAACAACCTTGGCTACGGTATCAATAAGACATAATGAGCACCAGATCAGATAAAGCAGGAAAGCCGATACTCGAGGATTATGACGATCCGAGTGTTAAGTTCTATGACGGTAAGGTAATCCCTAACTGCTCTGGTGCTACTGCCTATCAGAGAAAAAGTGGTAGAGATAGAAGTGTTAATCTAGATGAAGCTATGGAGATGACTGACATACTTCTTATGCAGTATGAATGCAATTATAGAGTTCATGACATAGATAAGACTCTTATCCACTTTCCCTACTTATTCCAGAGACCACCGGATGGTGCGAAGATAAGGAATAAAAATACGGGAGAGGTATACGTAATCAAGGAAACATTAATAAATCCGAGGAGTAAGAACTGGGAAGGACTGGTTAAGATAGAATACACAGCTACTTTTCCAAATAGACTTAGACTTGAAAAGATTGAATTTTTAGATGAAAAGAACCATGTAAGGTTTACATCTGAAGATCCTCAGTCACTTGGATTAGAAACACAGGACGAGGACGGCCTTATTAAAGATAGTGGACCAATTAGACCTACGGTAGTGCATGCACTAATACGTAAGCTTCCTGGTACTATTAGTAGTAGACCATTCGCTCCTGCCAAGCAGTACAGACCTACTCTAAGGGAAACCCTTAGGTCCACTGATGACCCAAACCATACAATAGAGATGTATGGTCAATGGCTTGATCATTTAGTGCAGTTTGACTGTTGGACAACGGATAATTTCTCAGCCGACAAGTTGGCCGATTGGTTTGAGAGATTTGTAAGTCTCTACGGAAAGATACTTAAACTTAATGGAGTACAGGAGGTTCTCTTTTGGGAACGCCTGAGAGACGCATCAGTTACGAAGTGGAGGCAAGACCTCAAAAGTAGAGCTGTGCAATATTTTATCAGAACAGAGTACCTTGAAGCTGTCTTCACGCGAGACATAACAGATATAGATATCAATACAAATCTGGCCGATAGTATTGAACCCTGTGTCGGAGAATACGAAGTAGCTGGGCAGATAGTTTCTGGCCAAATTACCTCAGCCGAGTATAGCTCCATGTTTCGTGATAATGATGGCAAATATTTATTCGGCAATTTTAATATAACAGACCAGAACCTAACCTAATCTTAGGTATTTTTTAGGAGAATAAAAAAATGGCTTTTGACTCTTTACCAGCAGTGAACGTTAATCTTAGCGATCAAGGCTTGAAAATTGCCCGACAGCCCTCTGGGCCAAAGGTTACTCTACTTGGTATAACTTCTAATACAGGCATTAGCCTGAGAGAACCATTCCAAGTGACTAACGTTGGCCAAGCTTCAGCATCTTTGTATTTTTCAGGAACAGCAGGAGATACCTACCCAGGTGAACTCTCTCTTGCTCTTGAAGAAGCAGTTGCTGCGGGTGCACCGTCTGTCGAGATCGTTGTTATCGGACACTATGAAGCTGCCGCACTAGAGAGCATTGTCTCTCCTGTCGGAACTGACAATAGTTCAAGATACGCGGACTTAACTACAGCTTATGACACAATAGTGAACACCGACCTCGATGTCGTTGTACCTGTTGGCGCATGGGCAGACTGCACAGGAACTACGGGTAATTACACTAACCAGCTTTCGAACTTTTGTGAGCAAGCTACAAACGAATTTGGAAACACCTGCATAGGTGTTATAGGCATGATGCCTACTCTACACTGGGCCAGAACTTGGTCCAATGCAACTGGCCTATGGGCCAATGCTACGCTTAGCGGTGAAGCAGTTGCTCTTACAGGCGAGGGTCTGACGAGATTTAATATCCCGTCTATTGCCCTTGTTGATGAGTGGGTGAAATATGCAACACAGGACGACGAAGATGCATTGGTATCAGTTGCTCCTTTAGTTGAAGCGACGGAAGCAGGTTTTCCTACTACGTTCTATAACTATCTCGCTGGCTCTAACGATGCCGCTGGAGCCTTCTTCCCGACAAACTCCTCTAACGCAGCAGACAATGTCAGTGCAAGCTATTGGCTTTCGTTTCAGGCTGAAGATTCTACTGGCACAGTTCAACTTGACGCCAAGGGAAATAAGGTTGACGCAGGCCGCAGGATTTGCATAGTTGGCGCACCTCTTGTTACTGCTAATAATAATGTTAGAGATCTCGCAAAAGGCCTTGGCGTTAGCTTAAGCAATACTGTGTACAACACTGATGGAGCTGCCGCTTATGCTGGCTTCATGAATAGACTAGCACCTCACTCCTCTACAACCAATAAGGCAATCCCTAATCTTGCAGCTAGGCGACCCCTCTCTGCTAAGCAGGCTAACAAGCTTGCAGCAAGACGAGTGACTACGTTCTTGAATAAGACAAATGGATTTGTTGTTGCTAGTGGAATAACGGGAGCACATAACGTATCTAAGTACGTCCGCTCTGATTTCGTCAGACTCTCTACCATGAGAATTACAGATGCAGCTATTGCTGGTGTCCGTGCTGCTTCTGAACCTTTCATAGGTGAAGCAAATAACGCGATCCACAGAGCAGCTATGCAAGCCGAGATCGATAAGTTCCTATTCACCATGAAATCTGTTGGAGCATTGAATGATTTTGAATTCTTCATATCATCTACTCCTGATCAGCAAGTTCTTGGTGAAGTGGAAATCACATTGACCCTGGTACCGGCATTCGAGATCGTTACGATCACGGAAACGGTATCACTTGCTAAACAACTATAGGAGATTAAATAATGGCTGGAAATACAGCAGATAGCTTTTCTCGTACTTATAACTCTTTCTCTGGAGTAGATATGTCTCTCACCTTTGGTGGTACTCATATTGGAGAACTTCAGGGTTGCAGTTACACAGTACAAAGAGAGAAAGCTCCAATCTACACAATGGGTTCTGCAGACCCTAGGTCATTCTCGAGAGGTAAGCGCGGTATCGCGGGCTCCATGGTTTTCATGGTGTTCGATCGCTCTGCCCTTTTGGATGCTTTTAAAGATGCCCCTTTTCTTATTGGAAGGAACGAACGTTATGCTGGTGAGCCAGTTAACGTTTCTATTCCTTCTATAGAGATAGGTGGAGTCGGTGGAAACTCCATCGGCTCAAATGGCCCTGTAAATGTTACTCTTGATAAGGTCTTGGGTAGACCTAACTATCATGACCAGATCCTGCCTTTCGAGGTAGTTGTCACTGCGGCTAACGAATACGGACACTTTGCTTCTATGAAGATTCATGGCGTAGAGATCCTTAACGTTGGCTCAGGCATGAGTATTGATGATATTTCAACCGATGAGAGCTCTACGTATATCGCTAGAGCTATCACCTCTTGGAACTCTAGCGGTAATGAGTCAGGTTTCGTGACAACTAGCGCCACCGCTGGTGGATTTAGTGCTTAGTTAATTGTAGACTAGCCTCTACTGCCCCCGGGGAGGGGTGTGATATCTCACGTTCACATCTCTCCCCACTTTCTTCTCTAAGGAAAAACAATGAGTGATGATTATCGTAGAATAGGCACCTTCGCAGAGTATAAAGCTTACTCAGATAATAGAATTGCTAATAATCTTCCTTACGAACAGAGCTTCTCTGGCGCGGACATAAGCGTCATGTTTATAATGGGAGGTCTTCAGCTCAGGTCTCTCGATTCAAGGAAGCCATTTAAGCATGCATCCGATATACAGACTATAACAATAAGCTCAACTACCTCTGTATTACCTATAAGATCTTTAGGCAATAAGAGACCAATAGCATTTACAAGAGGTGCCCGGACGTTCGCCGGATCTATGATTTTTACTGTCATAGACAAGGATCCGTTCCAGGAAATATTTGCTATGGCTGCAGATGCTTCTTCACCGGCTGATGGCTCCTGGCACATAGATGAAATGCCGCCTTTTGATATCCTGATTAACGCCGCCAACGAATCTGGCAAGTCAGGCATGCAGCTTATAAGTGGCGTGACTCTTTCTAATTATGGAACCACCTACTCTGTGGATGACATCTTCACAGAGATAACATATACCTACATGGCAGAGCACGTCTCTCCTTTCGTGCAGAGCGTCTTCTATGACGACTTCCTTAAGGCAGCTAGAAGAAAATGGATGACGACCGTCAAGACTCCAGATGAATTCAATAATAATGCTATTGATAAAAGTTCCACTTCAGTAAAAGGAGGAAGAATATTTGACAGTAACTCTCCCCTTACTCTAGACTACGAGAAGAACCAATATCTGCAAAATCAATTTAATCAGTTTGTGTCATCTAAGAACCCGGGCACAGTCTTTACCGCAGGCTCCTCACCTGGCGGATTCTCGAGCAACGGGTATGATAGCTACTCTATAGATCATGTGCTAAAGACACTAAACTCTATTAATAATGGCAATACATATGTACATAAACATTAGCATCCGCCAATAATATAAATGGCTATAAATAAATTTTTCCCAACTCCCTCCACAACCAAGTGTTATGTTAATGACATTGAGGTAGATGATATGTTCAGGGTTGACTTTAAGAGGAACATAAATCATCAGCCTATATATGGCTATGATGATCAGCAGTACGGCTTTGTAGCTAAAGGTAAAGAGCTAGTGAGCGGCCAGATTATAATTAACTTTAGATACCCTGGATACCTTACTGCTCTGATAAAGAACTCAAAGAAGTATCAAGAAGTGCTAGATAAGTCTACAGAGATATTCAATAACAACCCCGATCGCATATCTACCTCAGTAGAGCGGAGTGTACTCTTTGATAACCTAATGAGCTTTGATAATAACGAAGATAAGGCTAAGTATGTTCAGCAATCTATACTCCCCTATAAGGACGGGAAAGAAGTATTTGGCGCAAGAGAACAACGGATTATTGATTTTAAGAATCAGCTCAAAGCTCGATATATATCCGATGCCAAGAAGCCTGGACAGGATAAAGTTATACTAGATATTAATAGCTTCGACGGAATGCAGAGTCCTTTGGACTTCGATACAAGCAAGCATCCATTTGACCTAATAGTTAAATATGGGTTCCAGCATGATGATGGAATGTACCAGAGAGTATTCAAAGACTGCGTATTAGTAGGTGAATCATCTACCATATCAGCAGCAGCTGGGGCCGGAAACGATATGAGCAGTAGTGCTCAGGGCATACTTGAAGTATACCCATTTTTTTGCAAAACAATAGACATAGTATAGTGAGAAACTAATGGAAGACACAATAGAAGAAGTAGTGACGCCGGCTCTAAGCGAAGAAGCTAAAGCAGCTCTTAAGAAGATTAAGGCAGAGGGCCACAGACCAAGCTATATAATCATAGCTAACCAGGAGTATATCTATAGAGGTATCAATAGGAAAGAATGGCGCGAGATCGTATCAAAAAGGAATCAACGTATAGTAGAGGCAGGAGAAGATCAGGCTATGATTGCAGAGATTCAAGAGGACGAGGTTGAGCTTATCACAAGCATGTGCCTGTTGTATCCTGAGTTTGCTCTTGACAGTATAGGCGCAGGAACAGTCCAGCACTTAGCAGACCTTGTACTATTCGAGGCAGGTTTTGGTGGTCCAGATGTTCAAGCAGTGAAGCTGTAATGTATGAAGGAAGAGACAGTAAAGCAATTTGTATCGCTTAGGTCTCGAGGTCATAAGTCTGTATTTTTCCTAGAACTTGAAGGGCGTGACTTTTTAGTCCGCCCTTTAACTTATTCTGAATATGGCCTAGTGCTTGACCTTGAGGATTCCCTAGATGGGCCAGTTATAAATGACACTATAGTAAGGATGGCCTCCTTATATATAGAGAGAACAACTGTGGATACCTGGCTAGAAGAAGCCATGCCCTCATCACCTGATAGCTTAGCTGAAGTTATAATAAAAAACAGTGGCTTTCAAGATGAGGAAGTATTCATTAAGACTCTTAACGAGAAGAGAGAAGCTGCTACAGAGTTTCAGTCTATAATTCAGATGTATATCTGTAGTGTATTCAAGGTCGCACCTAATGAGGTTCTTAATATGACCATGGATGAGCAACTAGATCTATTTGCAAAAGCTGAGCATATGCTTGGCAAACCAGTGAATGTAGAAGAGATGATAGGAGGAGATAAGGAAAATCAGGGGCCTCCGGTTCCAGAGGGAATGGATAGTCTTCAGTTTGACTCACCAGACTGGGATAGAATAAATCAGGGCGATAGGAATATAATGTAATGGGCGAAGTTCCGAACAGGTATAACGACGAGATAAGAAACTTCCAGGCTGACGTACAAGCTAGGAATGAAAAGGATGCTCAATGGCTATCCAAGCTCGCTGTACTTGGCACGGGACTTCAGGTATTCGGTAAGGCAACCGGAAGAAATTACTTTGCTGATATAATGAATCTTGCTGGGCAGGGCTCAAGATACTTCAGTAGAATAGGAAAGGTCGCTGATCCTGAGTTTACAGCCGAGACTGCGGACCTCCTGTACCGTAAGCTAGGAATACATAAGGACTCAGGTGGGGAAGCATTCATACAAGGTTTCGGCGGGGCAAGGGTTGGTGACCTAGACAGAGTTCAAGACCTAGCAGCTCTGATGAGGCTACAGACCACGGCTGGGTTCGAAACCAACACTAAAGAGATATACGAGCTAGCCAAGAAGGATTTTCAGAACCTTCCTAGGAAGAGAGGAGGAGGCACTCCTAGTGTATTTCATCACGATATAGAACCTCTAACGTTTGGCGAACTAATAGAGCATAACCACGAGTTCATAGAGAATTCTGTTGGTCTTCAGTTTAAGTTCCTTAAGACTGGAGGCAACCAAAAGGCCCTGTCCATAGGTATCGTAGAGGATGCTTTAGAGAGCAACTTAATATACACTAATACAATAGTGGATGCGAACCTGTTCGTATCAAGAGGAAGTGGTAAAATAGTAGACCTTAGAATGTCTAAAGCTAACTTCGCTATAAAGCAGATCTCCGAGGCCATAGATATAGCCGGAGTAGGTAAGGCACTCGCCTCCTTCCTTGGAAGCGGCAGAAGATTCTCTCAGATAACTCCAGACAAAGGCAAGGCTGATAAGTTCCTAATTGGAACTGATGTATATACCTCTGCAGGAAAAGCAGGCCCAATAAAGACTGCGACTAATCAGACTCTTGGATCTGTTAGTGACAAGAGATTTGTGCCATCTGTCCTAAGAGAGCATCACGACGCAGGGACCATAAAGAATCTACATAGCGCGGCTCCTCTGAAAGATTCTCTTGTCGGTCAGATACAGGAGGCAACAGGTGTTGGTCCTCGCTTTGCTGATAAGAGGAGCGTCGGGCTTCCTTTTGTTCAAGCAATGCTTAGGAATATAAAGGGAATCGCTACCGGCGATGCCAAGTTCTACGCTAAGGATTACGTGAACGCATCTGATACGGTAAAGACCAGGGCCCTGTCAGCTATGTTTCCCGAGGAAGCCACAACTACTGTGGCTGACCTTGGAACAAAGGGCAAGTTCCATGGCCAGGGTATACTTAAAGATACCCAGAAGCTAACATGGTGGGACAAGGTTAAAGCTTACTCAGGAACTAGCAAGGATCTGATTATAGTAGACAAGGCTGCCGAGTCTGCCCAGGAGATTACCAGTAAGCATGTCTATGTTAACTTTGGAGCAAAGGGCGTTAAGCCTCTTGAGAATACAACTGGTATGCGAGCCAAGACAAAGGGAGCCACTGGTGTAGATCGGATGGGCAATCAGACCTTCCACGAGAGGGTTCCTAATTATGCTACTAGCGCTGCAGCTGGAGACAAGATAAAAGACTTCGGCAACTACATGAGTATGAGGCTTAATGCTCTTGCTAGTCAGTCCACGGGGATGGGCTTCAGGCCAACTGGAAACTTCAAGGCTAACGTTGCTAGACTTGCCGCGATACCTGCCACCCTAATGGTAGGTAAAGAGGTGGCCAGCTATGTGAACTATGAGATAGGTGAGCTCACTGGAACAAGGCCCACGGATCTAATAGCGGATGCATACACGAAGGCAAGAGTACTTCAACAGAAGATAAGAGAGGGAACAGGAATACAGCAGGCAGCCGCGTACAGTGAATCATCATTGTTCCCTGGCCTAAGCACTGGCCTAATGGGCACGCTTGCATCAATGGCAGTTGGGCTCAAGACTCTTGCTATGACTGGTTCTCCTGGGAAAGCACTTGCAGCTGCAGGAGCTTTATACGGAGCAGCTGGTGGTCCTGATGTAGCGCAGACCTCAGATAGTCTTTCTAGAGAATACTCTGGAGAAGACAAGGTAGCGATAAGGAAAGCTAGATGGTGGGCACTAGGTTACCAGCCATTCAAGGGAGGAGAGATAGATCACTTCGCTCCCAGCTGGTACCGCAAGCTAAAAGATCAACCAAGAGACAAGAATATATATGGAAGCGAGGGAGACTACTTTCAGAATGTATCACTTCTTCCAACTCCCAGAAACCTATTTGGTTTAAAGAAGATACTAGATCCATACTGGCTAGAGAAGAAGAACTACTACACGAGACCATACTCTCAGACGGGTAAGATGTTCGATGGCGTTCCTATTGTTGGTCCAGTCCTTTCTGATACACTCGGAGAGCTGATAAAGCCAAGCAAGAAGATGCATCCAGCACAGCAGGAGCGCCTTGTTGCCAACGCTAACATAAGAGAGAAGGGCGTCCCTTCTGATGTAGCTTCACGAATGGGAATCCCTGGTATACCTAATGCTCTTATAGACGTGAATAGGCCTGACGTCTTAGCTGACAGGGTTGAAAAATGGAGCAACGTTGCTCTTGAGCCTACTGGTATATTCAAGTTCGTCCTAGGTTTCTTTGGGGTTAAACTTGACGAAAACTATAAGCTTGCCGACGCTTCCAATATGGACAGCATGGGGAGATCATTCTACGACATGAACTTAGGTGGACTCGGTGGGCAGTGCTTCGTCGCTGGCACTAAAGTTCAGACAGTCGATGGATACAAAGCTATCGAGACAATTACCCCTAATGATATAGTCTTATCCCAGGACGGAGCTTATAAGTCAGTTAAAGCCATGCACAGTATGGGCACAGCAAGTGATCTTGTAAAAATAAAAATAAGAACAATTGGGGAAGAACTTACTGTAACATCGAAGCACCATATCCCCGTCTTGAGAAGAGCTAAAGGAGACATCAAGAAGACGGCAACAGTTGACATGGATGCTAAAGATATTTTACCTAAAGACTATCTTGCTATACCTATTCCTCAAGACCACTGGGGAATTCCAGAAATAGATCTTGCTCCCCTGTCTGGAGAGCGTCATTATTCCGAATCTTATGTTTATGTTAGAGCCGGGCAGGATTTTATTAATGCATATGAGTTAATTGAGTCTAATACTGATATTACGCGTAAAGAATTGCGTGACCTTGGAATTTCCGACAAAGACTGTAAAGAGGCATTGCATTCATTTAGGAACCTATCTGTAGGTCGTTTTGATCGACACGCCTTATTAGATGAAGAACTTTCATGGTTACTTGGTTGGTTTTGCGCAGAAGGCTCAGTAGAAAAAAAAGGAAGAGTATCCTTTGCTCTTTCTGCATCAGAGGTTCATATAGCTAGTAAATTAGGAGAGATTGCTATAAGAAGATTTGGAGCAAACAAATTTGAGGTAAAACAAATTTGCGATGGAGGCATCGTAATGAGGGTTAGTTCTGTGGCGCTATCCATTTTATGCGATAGTCTTTGTGGTCATGGAGCTCATAATAAATACATTCCTCCTCAGATTCTACATGGAGATATAAATAATGCAAGACAATTTTTGTCTGCTTTACTTCAAGGGGATGGATGGTGTAATGGAGAAAAATCAGGATTCACAAGTGTATCAAAAGAGCTCGTTCAGCAGACTCAATTGCTTGCTTCTAGATTTGGAGCTATTGGAAATTGCGTTCTTGACTATAAGGAGAAGGCTAACGGCAATTACCCTCAAGGAACTCCAAGAAAAAACCTGGTAAGAAATAATTTAAACTGGCATATAATTGAGACTAAAATTATAAACATTATTTATAATGATTTAGATGAACCGCTTCCTGCTGCAAGGTCCTGCGGAAAATCTTTCATATGCAATAATCATATATTTGTTCAAGTAAAAGAAGTTATATTATTTGACTCAAAAAAAGAAGTGTTTGACCTGGAGATCGAAGACCTTCATTATTATACTGCTAACAATGTTCTTGTTCATAACACCGAATTCATCAGACGTTTCTTTATGTCTGACTACTCTACTCCAGGTAAGATCAACCAACAGATAAACCCTATAGCTAACGCTATGCCTAGATGGCTTCCTGGGTCATTAGGAGAAGAAGAAAGCGATCGTGGTTACTTTACTGACTTCACGAGAGGAGATGCTTATACCAAGATCTCAGGTGGAGAGTATAGACTTCCTGGAGCAGGCTACGAGGCTGTCAACAGATTGCACTCTGGCGTATCTGGAGTATACGATGAGGTAGACAAGTTCATGATCCTTGCTGATGTAGCTCCTAATAGTACTGCGTTCTTCAAGGCACAAGCAACGGTGCAGAACGTTGAGATGACGGATTACTGGAGGACCAAGGTCGAGCAGGCTACGACACAAAGAGATCAGAAGCTTGACGTGTTCGGGTTTAGCAGTCAGGATATAGTTGCTAAAGCAAACCTTAACCCAATAAGCCAGGTCATAAGGTCTGGTTGGGATACTGGATACTCAGCGTTAACCGAGGTCCCTATGCTTGGTTCTAAGTTATTTCCTACTAGGGACCCTCTCCAGCATTATGTAAAGAATAAAGTTGAAGGAGATTCTTATGCTAACTGGGATAATCCATATGAGACTATCGTGCGTCCTGCTATATTAGATGTAGCTGGTACTAACCCAATAGGAGGAGCAGCAAAAGGAGCAATGCTCGGCACCTTGATTGCTGCCCCCTTTGCTAAATGGCTTAACCCTATTGCATTTACATCCAGAAGCATGGGAGTTAATGCAGCAGTATTTGGAACAGCTGGAGGTGTAGCCTCTACTACGAGAATGGCTTTCACTGGTGACCTATCCGGAGGCTTCACTCCTTTTCATGTAGATGATGAGAGAGAAGTAAATGAATACTTTGATAACCTTAAGTATGTTAAGTACTCTGGCCTCGCTAGTATAGCACTGAACAATGGTGACACCGATCACTCAGAGGCATTAACTCAGGTAGCAAGAAGAACAAATGTATTCGGGTTAGCCTCTCTGCAGTCATCTGGAGACCCAGCAGCCTACAGGAGATCTCTAAGCAAAACAGACAAGGCTTATTTTGACGCCTTCAGCAGCGCTACAAGCGGCCGCAGTGATATAATGAGCTATGTGCCGTCTCATATGAGACAGGCCCTTAAAGCTACCTATGAGGGCCCCAGCGGTAATGTTATATCAGCTGATGAGTCTGCTTACGCATCTGCTTCAGAGTACTTTGAGGATCATACTATCCCTGATGACGACAGTGCAGTATGGCATCCTTCTGTTCCCATATCTGCCGTAAAGCTTAAATCAGTGGCGAATGGAATCAATGGAGTATCAGATAGCGCGCATAGGTTTGGTTTCTTCCCCTCACAGGTAAGAGAGACCAACTCGAGGTTCCCTTATGTCCAACCATTTGAGAGCACAGACCAGGTAAGCTTCAAGAATACTGCAATAGGAATAGCTGACCTATTTGGGGAGTACATTCCATTCGGAAATATAAAAGGACTTAACCTTGGTATAGGCCCCAGCATGCAGCTCACAAACAATGAAGTATATGACTCTAGAAGAGAAGATGTATTCTCGTTTTTCAATACACAGTATAGGTAGTAATGGATTATAATAAGGACTATCTAAGAAAAGTAAGAGCCGCATACGGTAAAGCGTTCGAGGATTCAGCTC